CGTTGACCGGCATATAGAGTTTATACTGCGAACCCGTAAGGGGTAAACGAAAACCTTGTCGTTGCAGGTTTGTTGATATGCCGCTTAACGATACAACCCACTGATCCGCCGGGTAATAAGCATTGACACTGGACACTACGTCGCCATTTTGCTGGCTGACCTGCATGGAACCGTTTACGATATAATTGAACGGCAGCGCCGTCCCCAACTGGGTCGCGTTCCATGTCGTGCCGTCCCAGATATAGCGAACCGTGCCGCTATCGAATTTCTGGCCGATTGCCGGGCTAGATGGGAAATTTAGCGCCATTCAATGCCTCGCGCTAATGGCAAAGTAAGACGCTTCGGTCTGATAATACTGGATGCCCACGCGGCCCGGTGTGAAACCACCCGCCGAACAGGACACATCGAACTCGCAGACGTATTCATTGCCCTGCGCTGACATCGAAGTCGCCGTGGGCGTGACACCGGCATCGTATATCTTTGGCGTGCCGACTATGCTGCCTGCGGGCGGGACGCGCATCGGCGCTGCGTGCTGAGCGCCGCCACGGTACATGGAAGCGGTGTCACCATGCCCTCCGCGCAAGGTGTATTGCCTGTACCAGTAGCGCTGGCAGCGGCGCAGTTCCTGAGCAAAATCGGGCAGTTCCCACGCGGGGGCGACGCCCGTCTTGTAAGGGTCCATGTACAAGCCGACATCGAACAGGTCGTATGTCGCTGCGGATGTGGCCAGACCATTGGAATTGCTGGCGGTGCCATTCCGGCTGTTGGCTTGCCAACCGGCCACCCCCTGAACATTCGAACCTGCGGCGAGTGCCACGCCGAATTGCAGTCCGATATTGGCGCTGTCGATTGGCCATGTCCCGGTCGTATCGCCGGGAATGACGAACGTCTGCTCGGTGTCGGTGTTGGCCTGCCCGGCGCTGATCGTGAAATTGGCGACGTAGCTGCGCACCGTTGAATGGTTCTTGACAAAGATGCTGTACGTGCCTGCCGGGGCTCTGAACCCGAACCGCAAGATGATCTGCTGTGCCGCAGCGCTTCCGAATTTAAGCTCGGCACAGCGAACGCCTTCAATGCGGTGCTGCATGGACAAATAATCAGGTGCATCCAGCGTGGCGTCGGGAGTTACAATTACAAAACGAAGTCTATGTAACGAACCACGTGGCGTAGTTAACAAATGCTGTGCCACTGAGGCAACACCCGTGCTGGTAAAGAAGATATACCATTGGTCAACTATCACTGCGGCGCTGCCGCTAACCACGACTGTGTTGCCATATTGTTGGCTGATCTGCATCGCTGGGTTGACGACATAGTTCTTGGGCAACGCCGTGGTCATCGGCGCAGCGCCCCAGTAACTGCCATCGTACACAAATGACCTGCCGGGGCTGGCGTTGAATACCTGCCCAGCTACTGGCGAAGATGGAAAATCAATCGCCATCACATCCTCGCGTTCACGGCAATGTATTTGGTGTACTGGACGCCATCCGAGAGTTGCATGGCGGGTCGTCCCAGAACGAACGTGCCTGCCGTGACCATCACCGCATACAGCGCCATGTTGTTGGACGGGTTGGACGAAATCGACGTGATCGTCGGAGCCACAGTAGTGTCATAGAGCCGTGGCGCACCGACAATCGACAGGGCCGGGGCGATGCGCATCGGCACCGGATGCACGGCCTGCACGTGCCCTTGCAGCGTTCCACTGATCACGCCACGCGACATGAAGCACGGATACCAGTAGCGCTGGCAGTCGGCCAAATCGTCTTCGTAATTCGGAACGATGAACTCGGGCGCAAGGCCAGTGTTATTCGGATCAACCCACAGCCCGACATCGGCTATCCGGTGACCATTGCCCGCTGCCGCAGTGATGCCGTTCGTCATACCGGCGATGCCGAGATGATTGCCCGCCTGCCAGCCCGCGACACCGCTGCCGTAGGTCGTGCCGCAGGCAAAGACAAAATTGATTATCATAGCCATGCCAGTATCCACGGTCCATGTAGTAAGTATATCGCCGGGAACTGAAATAACCACAGTCGTCCATGTATTCGCAACAAGTGTGAACGGGGCGAGAAACGAACGGGAACTGGTTCCATTCCGTATCGCAACTGTATAGGTGCCTGACTTCTCCGAATATGCCCTGAACCGCAGCACAGCGGCTCTGGCCAGACTTGAGGTTACCGGACCCCAGTTAAAATCTGCAATGCGCGTCCCTTCAATACGTTGACAATACGAATAATAATCGCCAGCGGCGAGCGTCGGCACAGCAACACTGACCGTCCCCGATATGCACCATCCGCCAACAGTGTTTACTGCATCCGCAAGCCTTAAAATTGTCCCAGCCGCACCCGGACTTGCATCAAAAAACCACTGGTCAACGGGATAGCCCCCAATGCCAACCGGGGCGGCAGTAGGCTGCGCGATCTGGAACGTGGGGTTGACGATGCGATTGGGCCTGATGGCCGTACCCGCCGGGCGCGTCCATGCGCCCTTGGCCGTGCGGTACACGTAATTCGGCAAATTGCCACCGGGCCGCCACACATATCCATCAGTCGGGGACGATGGGAAATTCAGCGCCATCAGGTGCCCACCGTGTTGATCTGGACCCACTGATTGGACGTGCCATCCATGTAGTAGATGTAAAAATTGCCGTTCGCCGAGTTGAACCACATTTGCCCATTGACCGGGCTGGACGGCGCGGTGTCGCTTACATCCGCCGTGGCCTTGTCCATGAACGGCCCCTTGGTCACGGCATTGATGCGCGCATACAGGCCCGCTGTCGTCGTCCACAGGTCGCCATTGACCGGGGCCGAGGGCGCAACGCCATGCGGAAGGACGATGCCCGCCGCGCCCGTTGCGGACAGCACCGTGGTCACCTTGCCGGTCGCCGTCAGCGCGGCGACGGTCACCGTGCCGGTGAATGTCGGGCTCGCAAGGTTGGCCTTCAGATTGTCGGCGGTCGTGACGAAAGCGGTCGTCGCCAACTGCGTCGTGCTGGTCAACGCGGCGGCTGTCGGCGCAGCCGGGACGCCTGTGAAGGTCGGGCTCGCAAGCGGTGCGAAACTCGCCGCCACGAAAGCCGTGGTCGCCAACTGGGTCGTATTGGTGCCCGGCGCTGCCGTGGGCGCGTCAGGGGTGCCTGTGAAAACAGGGTCGGCCAGCGTCGCATATAGCTGCGCCTTCACATAGGCGGTCGTGGCAATCGACGTGTCGTTGTCGGCAGTGGCCGGGGTTGGGGCCTGTGGGTCACCAGTGAAGACCGGGCTTGCCAGATTGGCCTTGAGCGGGTCACTGACCACCGCACCCAGCGGCCCCACGGTCACCGCGTTGATGCGCGCGTAGAGCCCCGCCGTGGTCGTCCACAGATCGCCGTTGACCGGGGAGGTCGGCGCGACCCCGTGGGGGATGTTCAGGCTGGCCAGCGCGGCCGTCCCCAACTCGGTCGTCACTTTGCCGGTGAACGTGGGGCTGGCGATATTCGCCTTGAGGTTGTCAGCCGTGGTGACGAACGCGGTCGTGGCAAGCTGGGTCGTGTTCGTCAACGCCGCCGCCGTGGGGGCCGCTGGCACGCCCGTGAACGTGGGTGAGGCTAGATTGGCCTTGAGGTTGTCCGCCGTGGTGACGAACGCAGTCGTCGCGATCTGCGTGGTGCTGGTGCCCGGCGCTGCCGTGACTGCGGTTGGGACGCCATCGCCATAGATGCTGTCATCAAGCGTGTCTACCGTACCGGCAACGTCGCCGGGGAAGGTGGTCGCGCTCAGCGCCGAAAGGCCGAAGATTTTGCCGCCTGTCAGCACGGAATAGCGCGGCCCGGTAATCGGCCCAGTGGTGACGGCAATGCCTGCGTCAGCCGTGTAAATTGTCCCGCCTTGTATGGCATAGGCAAAGGCCACTGCGATAACAACGTTCGAAAACGTATCGGGTCGAACAGGGCAAACAATAATCCACGCAGTATCGCTGATGTATATGTAGCCATCAAGCGAGGCATAGAGAATATAGCTACAACCCGCCGTCATAAGTGTGATATCGGCGGTGACTGTAATTCTTCCGCCCAAGGTCGCCTGTATGCTGGCGGAAGCGCCGGTGTGATTAAACGCCATACCCGCACCGACTGTAACCTCAACACCAACGCCGGATGCCACTAGGGCGTTCAATACAGTGCCAATGCCCAACGTCAGATTATTAAGAGCAATCCTAGTAGTGGTTCCAGTAACAAGTACCTGCGATAAACCGGACGTTGCGTTGCTCACCCCATTGATCGAAACAGTGGTGACGCCAACCAGCTTGTCTTCGGCGGTCGAAATACTGGTCGTGAACAGGCTTTGAATGGAAATGGTGACGGCAAACCCATTGCCATCAATCAGGCTCAGCGTGTTCCACGCTGCCTGCGGCGTGAGGAACGCCCCGGCTGCGTCGTTGGTCAGGCCGGTGTTGGTGTCCAACCCGTCCGAGCGCACATAGTAGGTGCGCGCCGCCGTCAGCTTCTCACGTGTCGTTGTCGTCACAAACGCCGTGGTCGCAAGCTGCGTCGTAGAGGTCCGCGCCGCCGCCGTAGGTGCGGCTGGCACGCCAGTGAATGTGGGGCTGGCGAGGTTCGCCTTCAGGTTGTCTGCCGTGGTGACGAACGCCGTGGTCGCGAGTTGCGTCGTATTGGTCAACGCGGCAGCGGTCGGTGCGGCAGGCACGCCCGTGAACGTGGGCGAGGCGAGCGGCGCATATGCCTGTGCTTTCACAAAGGCGGTGGTGGCTATGCTGGTGTCGTTGTCGGCGGTCGCGGGCGTAGGTGCCTGCGGGTCGCCCGTGAAAACAGGGGAAGCGAGGTTCGCCTTGGTCGTCGTGTCGGACGGTAGGATGATGAAGTTGACGCGATCAGCGTTGGCGATGGCGACGCCGCCCGAGCTTTCCAGCGTCAGCGTGATCGTCCAGTAGGTCGTGCTGTCCACCAGCGGCGCGGTCACCCGGAAGATGTGCCACGTGGTTGGCGCATCCTGATTGACGATGCCGACCCGCGCCCCGGTGGTGATCATTTCCGGCATGGTCAGCGTGGTGTCCAGCACGCTCAGATCGGTCTTGAACAGCCACGCCGTGGTCACCGAGGCCATGGTCGCCGAGTTCACCCGGAACTGGCCAGTCGTCGGCGGTGCGACGATTTCCGTGCGCCACTCGTACTGTCTCGTCGTCAGCGGGTTGGCGTACTTGAAGAAATCTTCCCAGACCGCGTTGCGCCGGAAATAGAAGCGGCTGTCCGAAGCCGCATCGCTGACCTTCAGCGCCATGTTCGCCTGCACGTGGGCGGTCGTGGCCAGCGTCGTGGTGTTGTCGGCGGTCGCAGGCGTCGGCGCTGCCGGGGTGCCTGTGAAGGTCGGGCTGGCAAGGTTCGCCTTGAGCGCATCGGCAGTCGTCACGAAAGCGGTCGTGGCAAGCTGCGTCGTGCTGGTGAGCGCGGCAGCGGTCGGCGCTGCGGGAACGCCCGTGAAGGTCGGGCTCGCCAAGGGGGCCTTGAGCCCGAGGTCGGTGGTCAGATTGGTGACATCCGCCTGCGCGTGGGTGTGTGAGACGTTCGCCTTGAGCGCACCGAGGGCGGTATCCGCCGCAGTCACGAAAGCCGTGGTCGCAAGCTGGGTGGTGCTGGTCAGGGCCGCCGCCGTGGGTGCGGCTGGGACACCCGTGAAGGTCGGGCTCGCTAGGTTCGCCTTCAGGTTGTCTGCCGTGGTGACGAACGCCGTGGTTGCAAGCTGGGTGGTGTTGTCACCCGCCGTCGCTGTAGGCGCGGCAGGCACGCCCGTGAACGTTGGCCCGGCCAGATTGGCTTTCAGGTTGAGCGCGGTCTGCTGAGCAGTGGAAACCGGCTTGGCGGTGTCTGCCGTGTTGTCCACGTTCGCGAGGCCGACAGCCGTCTTGTCCAGCGTCTGCCAAGACTTGTCACCGCGCCAGTATTGCGCGGTCGTGCCGAGGGCAATCGACGGCTCGCCACCGGCCCCGAGCGGCCCCTGCGTGACACCGTTCGCGCGCACGAACAGGCCCGTTGTCGTCGTCCACATATCCCCGTTCACGGGGGTCGTCGGCGCGACACCATGCGGCAAGTTGATACTCGCCAGCGAGGCCGTCCCCAGTTCCGTGGTGACCTTCCCGGTGAAAGTCGGGCTGGCAATGTTTGCCTTTAAGTTAAGCGCGGTCTGGGTGGCCGTGGAAACCGGCTTGGCCGCGTCGGTCGTGTTGTCCACGTTGGCAAGGCCGACAGCCGTCTTGTCCAACGCCACCCATGACTTGTCACCGCGCCAATACTGAGCCGTGGTGCCTGCGGCTATCAGGGGCTGCATCAGCGCGATGTTGGCCTGCACGAAGGCGGTCGTCGCAAGCTGGGTGGTGTTCGTCACCGTGGCTGCGGTCGGGGCCGCTGGCGTGCCCGTGAATGTCGGGCTTGCAAGCGGAGCTTTCAGGCCGAGGTCGGTGACGAGGTTCGTCACGTCAGCCTGTGCGTGGGTATGCGTGGCGTTCGCCTTCAACGCCATATTGGCCTGCACAAAGGCCGTGGTGGCGATCTGCGTATCGTTGTCGGCGGTCGCCGCCGTTGGCGCGGTCGGCGTGCCGGTCAGCGCGGGCGAGGCCAACGGGGCCTTGAGGCCGAGGTCAGTGACCAGATTGGTGACATCCGCCTGCGCATGGGTATGGGTCGTATTCGCCTTGAGCGCGTCACCCGCCACCACGAAAGCGGTCGTCGCAAGCTGCGTGGTGTTCGTGCCCGGCGTCGCGGTCGGCGCTGCCGGAACGCCCGTAAGGGTCGGCGACGCCAAGGGCGCGGCCCCGGACACATCGCCAACGGCCAGCACGACAGCGCCCTGCCTGCCCGCGACCGAGGTCACTTGGTCGGTGTTGTCCACCTTGTCCCAAGTCACGCCGTTGGAGATTATCCAGTCGTTGATCGCCCAGTCGCTGATACCGTTGATCAGCGTCGAGCCCGCCACGGCAACCAGATAGTACCAGCCTGTCGCGCCAACTGCCGAGGGTATGGTCGGCGTGTTGGTCGCCGCGTTCCACGTGCCCTTGTAGATCACCGAGCCGATGACGGCGGCAGGCAACTGCGCCATGGGCACCTTGCCGACGCTGTCGAGGCTGGCGTAGCCGTCATTCGCGCCCTTTTCGCTTTCCAACTGGTAGTTGGCCAGCGCACTGGTCACGAAAGCGGTCGTCGCCAACTGCGTCGTGCTGGTCAGCGCAGCCGCCGTAGGCGCGGCTGGGACGCCGGTAAACGTTGGGCTGGCCAGATTTGCCTTGAGCGCGTCGGCGGTCGTCACAAAGGCCGTGGTGGCGATCTGCGTCGTGGACGTGCCCGCCGTGGCGGTCGGCGCATCCGGGGTGCCAGTGAAGGTCGGGTCTGCCAGCGGTGCCTTCAGCGCGAGGTCGGCAACGAGGCTGGTGATATCGGCCTGCGCGTGGGTGTGCGTGGCATTCGCCTTCAGCGCCATGTTGGTCTGCACGAACGCGGTCGTCGCAAGCTGGGTGGTGTTCGTCGCCTGCGCTGCCGTAGGCGCTGCCGGGATGCCAGTGAAGGTCGGTGCGGCCAACGGGGCTTTCAGCGCGAGGTCGGCGACGAGGCTGGTGACATCGGCCTGCGCAATGGGCAGGGTCGGCGGGAAGGTCGCGGGCTTGCCCGTGATGCCAGCCCACGGGACGGCATCGGCGGCCACCGCCGCATTCACCTTGCCATCGTCATCGCTGTCATAGACCGATGACAGCATGTCGCCGCCGCCCGCCGCCCCGACAGCGGCCTGTACGAAAGCGGTCGTGGCAAGCTGGGTCGTGTTGGTGCCCAACGTGGCCGTGGGCGCGGCTGGCACGCCCGTGAAGGTCGGCGCGGCCAGATTGGCCTTGAGGTTCAGGGCGGTCTGTGTGGCCGTGCTGACAGGCTTGGCGAGGTCGGTGGTGTTATCGACGCTGCCAAGGCCGACAGCGGCCTTGTCCAGTGTCTGCCAAGTCTTGGTGCCCTGCCAGTATTGCGCTGCCGTGCCCGCCGCTATCGCGGGCTCGCCGCCCACGCCGAGCGGCCCCACGCTCACGCCATTGGTGCGCAGGAACAGACCGGCGGTCGTCGTCCACACATCCCCGTTCACCGGGGCCGAAGGGGCCACGCCATGCGGGATGTTGATGCTGGCCAGCGCAGTCGTCCCCAACTCGGTCGTGACCTTGCCAGTGAACGTGGGCGAAGCGATATTTGCTTTGAGGTTGAGCGCTGTCTGCTGTGCTGTACTTACAGGCTTCGCAGTATCGGCAGTATTATCAACACTACCTAGACCGACAGACGCCTTGTCCAAGGTCTGCCACGTCTTGGTTCCCTGCCAATACTGCGCTGCCGTCCCGGCTGCGATGGTGGGTTCCTTGGTCGCTGCCGAGGTTGCGATGCCCCCGGTCACGAACGCCGTGGTCGCGATGGTGGTGTCGTTGTCGCCTGCCGTGGGTGTCGGCGCGGTCGGCGCACCTGTCAGGGCCGGGCTCGCGAGCGGGGCCTTGAGGCCGAGGTCGGTGACGAGGTTGGTCACATCCGCTTGCGCATGTGTATGGCTGACGTTGGCCTTCAACGCCCCGAGCGCGGTATCCGCAGCGGTCACAAACGCGGTCGTGGCCAACTGCGTGGTGCTGGTCAGGGCCGCCGCTGTAGGTGCTGCCGGAACACCTGTGAACGTGGGCGAGGCGAGTGGCGACTTCAGCGCGAGGTCGGTGACGAGGTTGGTCACGTCCGCCTGCGCGTGCGTGTGGGCCACGTTCGCCTTGAGCGCGCCGAGCGCCGTGTCGGCAGCGGTCACGAAAGCAGTTGTAGCCAACTGCGTGGTGCTGGTCAGGGCCGCCGCCGTGGGCGCTGCGGGCACGCCAGTAAAAGTTGGATTGGCCAACGGTGCCTTGAGGCCGAGGTCGGTGACAAGGTTGGTCACGTCCGCCTGCGCGTGGGTGTGGCTGACGTTGGCCTTCAACGCCCCGAGGGCCGTGTCTGCGGCAGTGACGAAAGCAGTCGTGGCAAGTTGTGTCGTTGACGTAAGCGCCGCCGCCGTGGGGGCTGCGGGCGTGCCTGTGAAGGTCGGCGAAGCGAGCGGGGCCTTGAGGGCCATGTTCGCCTGCACGAAAGCCGTGGTGGCGATGTTGGTGGTGCTGTCGGCAGTCGCCGCCGTTGGCGCGGTCGGTGTCCCGGTCAGCGCTGGCGATGCAAGAGGGGCCTTGAGGTCGAGCGTCGCCTGCAAATTGACGATGGTGCTGATGGCCTGCACGCCGGTATGATTGGTGCGGGCCAGCAAATCCAGACTGTCCAGACCGTCCACCTTGTCGGCGTCCAGACCGCTCGCCGCGCCATCGACCGGCGCGAGCTTGGCCAGTATCGTCGCCCCGTCATCGGTCGCCCCGGCTGGCCCCTGCGGGCCTTGCAGGCCGGTATCGCCCTTGACGCCCTGTGGGCCTTGAACGCCCTGAATACCCTGCGGGCCGGTCGCCCCGGTGTCACCGGTATCGCCCTTGATGCCCTGCGTCCCGGCAGGCCCCTGCGGGCCGGGTAGGCCCTGCAAGCCCTGAATGCCCTGCGGCCCCTCCGGGCCGACGACATTGCCGCAATCGACCCAGCTATCGCCGTCCCAGACCCACAGACGGTCGGTATCGTCAGCGACCCAGCCGTCACCGGTCACATTGCCGGTCGGCGGCAGGCTCGCCGAGGTCGCCACCGAGCCCTTGAAATTGATGCCCACGCCCGCCGGGCCTTGCGCGCCGACAGGCCCGACAGGTCCCTGCGCGCCTTCCTGACCGGGCTCACCCTGCAAGCCCGTGCTTCCGGGGGCACCGTCAGCGCCGGGGTAGCCCGGCTCGCCCTGCGGCCCCTCTGGCCCCTGCAAGCCTTGCGGGCCTGCCGGGCCGAGCGGCCCCTGCGGGCCGGTTATCTCGCCGCAATCGACCCATGACGAGCCGTCCCAGACCCATGTGTGGCCGGTGTCCTGCGTGATGTAGGCGTCGTTGATCGAAGGGCCGAGGGGCAGGTTGGCATAGGTCAGCACCGTGCCCTTGAAGATGATGCCCATGCCGACAGGGCCTTGCGGCCCCGTGGGGCCAAGCGGCCCCTGCGGCCCCTGCGGGCCTATCGGCCCGCCGAGTTCTTCGACTTCCACCATATGGATCGGCGGTGCGACGATTTCGATGACCGCCGGTCGGTCAACCGTCACGTCGATGTAGAACGCGACCGTTTCCTGCAACACGATGTCGGTGATGTCATCGGCCATCGGTTCAGCCCTTCTTGCGCGCCGCCCTTGGGAACTTCAGCGTTTTCCCCTGCTGCATCGCGATGGTGGTCGGCTGGGCCATCAGCGCACCCGCCGCGACGCTGTCGGTCACGTCTGCCGTGACTTCCACCGTGCCCATCAGGATGGTGTTCACCGAGCCCGAGGGGTAGGTCAGTTGCAAATCCCAGATGTGCGGGGCTATCTCAAGCGCCTGACACTGGGTCGAACTGAGCGACATCGCGATGATGTTGGGCAGCACGACTTCGGTGACGAACGTCACGATGACCGCACCGCCCGGCTCAAACCGGATTTCGGCCTTCGGCACCACGCCCGTGAGGTCGAGCGGGGCGGTCTTGCCCTCGTCAAGCCACAGCTTGAACTGCCACGAATAGCTGTCGCCGTGGTACAGCTTGAGCCCATATTCGCTTGGCATCATGACACGGGTTCCTCAAGCTCTTCCGGCGCGAACAATTCCGCCAGTTCTTCGGGGCTGATCGGGCCATATTCGTCGTCGCCCGTGCCGACGCTGAGGTCGGGGGTGGCCTCGCCGCCTAGAGGCTGTTCGCCAATCCCCAACTCTCCCATTCCCATGCCGGTGGGCATGGATGCCGCTTCCTCTTCCGCAACGAGTTCCTGTTCCTCCTCAGCCGTGCGCTCTTCAGACGCGATGCGACCCCGCTGAAGGTTGGCATAAAGCGTTTCATAGGAAATCACCTTGTTCATCCACAACTCGGTCAACTTGTTCGCCTCGTCGGGCGTCATGTCCGTGTCGAGGAAATTCAGGTTGGGCTTGACGATCACCTCGTCGGGGTCTTGCCCGACTAGCTCAGCGCAGTAGCGCAGCACCTGCTCAAGCGCGGCAGCGCTCGTCTGCGCCACGCTCACCAGCGTGGCCGAGCCCGCCCGCGCGCGGATGCGCAGCGCCTCGCCGCTCTCTGCCGCCTTCTTGTCGCCCACCGCGAACATGCGCGAGCCCGCCTCTGCGGCCCGGCTGCGCTCGTCTTCAATGGCTGTCTTGTGCGCTTCGATACCCGAGCCCGAGGGGCCAACATACTTGGCGTCGCCCCCTTCGGGTATCGACACGCCGACGCCCGCGCCCACGTAGGTGGGCATGTCATCGGGGTCGAGCCCGATATAGAACAGGGTTTCCTGCCCGCTCATGAAAAGCTGGTGGCGGTAGTCGGCGTCCAGCCGGTAGATGGCATACGCCGAGCGCGTCACGCCTATCAGCGGGATTTGATCGGGCTCAAGGCTCAGGTCACGTGAGCCCGCCACGACCAGCGGTACTTCCTCAAGCGGCTTGCCACCTCGCATCTGCGGCACCACCACCGAGGTGGCGACGCCTTCTTGCACGTCAATCGTGGGGTCTTCGGTGGGGTCCTTTTCCTCATCGCTGCTCAGGGAATGTCCATCTTCGTCAAGCACTTCGACCTGATACACATCATCGACCAGTTCCAGCACGCGGTAACGCTTCTTGGCGTCCCACGTGAAACCCGAACGCACCCGGTAGTCTTCTTCCAGCACGAAGAAGTTGCGGCTCTCGGACCAGTTGATGAGGCTTTCCGCCTTGTAGACGGCCACCCATGGCAGGTCGCCGCCCTCTGGCGGCAGGTCAGCCAGCAGCGCCACCCTGCCAACCGTCAAAATCTCTTCGGTGATGCGCTTGTGCAGCGCCTCAAGCGTCAGGCCATCGGGGGTCGCCGTCTCCCACATCCCCTCAAGCGGGCTGTCTTCGTCCAGCCCTTCGATCTGCGCCTCGCCGTGGTGGATGATGCCGAGCATCCCCTGAATGGTCGGGGCCATCAGGTCGGGGAACTGCGCCCGCATCTTGTACGCCTCGTACATGGCCAGCGGCTCAGCCGAGCCGTTGAACCCCGAGGGCATGGGCAGGTACTTGACGTTCTTGGCCTTGACCGTGGTCGCGCCGTCCACGGCGTCCCGGCATTCCTCGTAGTCGGGGACGATGATGCCGAGGTCGGGGTGCCGCTCTTTCACATCGCCGATGCGGGTCGTGCCCTCCTCCTGCGCCGCTGGCTTGAGCTTGACCACCTTGGCCATCAGTGATGCCCTCCCCTGATCGGGACGACACCGCCCCTTGCCGATTTGCCGAACACAAGGTCGGTGATGGCCCAGACCATGGCGTCGAGCCTGTCCGGGGAACCCGCGCCCTCGTAGCCGCGCTGGGTCATGTAGATCATCTGGTCTTCCAGCTTGGCCATGCTGCCCACGTGGCGCACCCTGCCCTGCTCGTAGAGCGCCGCCACGGGCTCTGCCCTGACCGCCTTGCCCCGAGAGGCATGGACGGGCCTGTAGGGCACGCGCTTGTCGATTGTACGGATGGTGTGTTCGACCATGGCACCGCCGAAATTGGCCTCGCCGACGATCATGTCGGCGTCGTGCCTGCGGTAGGTGTCAACCACCCGCCGCGCCCACCCTTCGGGGCCGAGATTGATCGTGGCGTCGTCAAGCACATAGATCATGCCATCGTCGCCAAGCCCCGCGCAGACGATGCCTACATCGTCACCTACCTCAAATTCGTGGTCGCCGCCACGCGCTTCCTTGCGGCGCATGTCGATTTCGCCGTGCGTGCCTGACGGGTCAACGCCCACCACCACCCGGCGCATGTCGGGCAGGCCCTCGCTCTTGGTCATGCCCGCGCCCTTCGGGTTCGACGCCGAGCGCATCTCAAGCATCCTGCGCGTCCACATCGCGCCCGGCACATCGTCAAGCACTTCGGCGTGCAGTTCCTGCCGCCCGAGCCTTGTGCCTTCGTACTTCTCCTTCATCTTGGCCAAGAACTTGGCCGAGAGATTGTGATAATTGTCGTATGTGCTGCCGCGCGTTACGAAGGTGTCTTTATTTTCAAGTAGTTCCCTGACAACTGGAATTGGACGCGGGGTTGTAGTGACCAACTGCCGGGGGTTATCGCCGACGCGCAGACCGAACTGTAGCATGTCCCAAGTTTCTTGCGCGTACTGCCACTTGGCAAGCTCATCTGACCAAGCGGCCTCATGCTCAGGCCCTCTAAGTTGCTCTGGGTCATCTGCGGAATAGGTGTGTGCGACTGCGCCATTGGGCCATTCCAGCTTGCGTAGGGAGGGTTTGTAGACCGGGCGGAATTCAGGGGGGTGGCACTTCAGGATGCCGCCTTGGCTCTGCACCATGACATCACGGGCGTCGGCGGCTGTCTCGGCGACGAGGGCCATGTGCCTGACGCGCCCGCCCGTCAGCGGCGAGCTACCGCACATCATCGACCGCACCCATTCCGAGCCCATGCGGGTCTTGCCAAAGCCCCGGCCTGCCATGGCCAGCCACACCGACCAGTTGCCGGGGGGTTCCTGTTGATTGGGTCGGCCCCAGAATTCCCAGTCGTACTCAAGGACGTGTGTCATCTCAGGCGTCAGGCCGAGATAGAACACTTCCTGCTCATGTGGGGGTCGTTTCGACAGCACCGAGGCCATCGCGACATTGGCATTCATGCACTTCCCCCAAATAATGGCCCGCCCCGGCTTGGAACCGTACCGGGGCGGGCCTGACGAAACGCGCCACATGGGCGGTGGGGCTATGGGGATGAAATGCGACGCGCTCGCTAAGCGAAGCAAGGTACATTCCCCGAGGGGTCAAGGCAACCTTGGGCTTGGCCGAAATGAAAAAGGATCGTACCTTTCGAGGCTTAAAAACCGCGACGAGGAACCCCCGAAATGATCACCATGGACAACGAAGAAATCTTCGACGCCATCATCGCCAAGCTGAACGAGGCGCAGGCCATCCTCACCAAGGAACTGCCCATGCCCGACATGGATGTCGCCGAGTGGAACGCCACGCCCATTGGTCGCGCCGTCAGCCGTATCGGCGATGTCTTGGAACTGATGCAGGAACTGGAACTGGAATGAAGGTCACCCGCAAATCGCAGATCACCGGCAAGGCCGCCAGCATGGAACTGCCTATCACCATGGCCCAGTGGGCGGAATGGATGTCATCGCGGCGCACGCGCCTGATACAGGACATCTTCCCCCAGCTAACCAACGAGCAGCGCGAATTCCTCAAGACCGGCATCACGCCCGAGGAATGGGACAAGCACATCAGGAAGGACGACAACGAATGACCTACATCGTCAGATGCCCGAACGGGCAGCGCTGGAAGGTGCGGGACGCCCGCTCACTGGATGCTGCGCTTGACCAGATCGCCCTTGCCCGTGTCACTGGCAGCATCGGGGGCAAGACCACCTGCAATGGCACCCTGCTCGCGGACGTGGTTCAGATCAACTCGGATGGTAGCGAGCGCCAGCCCTACTCGCAGGTGTACTGATGAGCAAGCAACTGGGCGACGCGCCCATCGACCCCGAGCTACACAAGCTGATGAATGCACTGGCGCACGGCATTGACGAACTGCTGAACGGCAAGCCGCCCACCACCAAAACGAACGGCTTCATCTTGATGGTGTTCCCGTTCGAAGGGCACGAAGGCCGCTGCAACTACATCAGCAACGCCCACCGCGAGGACGTGGTGACCATGCTCAAGGAACAGGTCGCCCGCTTCGAAGGCCAAGCCGAGGTGAGGGGAAACGCATGACCAGCTACTACCTCACGCCCGAGGCCGAGGCCCTACGCACCGAGGCGCTGGTGAAGCGTATCGCGTCCGAGCCGCACCCCTTCCGGGAAGACAGCGACTTCTGGAAGCTGCCTGCCAAGCTCAAGTTCCGCGTCGCCGAGGTCGCTTACCCGATCAAATACGCGGACGCCCGCGTTTATTATCTAACCCACTGATTTTACAGGGAAAGTGTCAATTTATGAGACCGGCGTTCTTGGTTCAGGTTCGTAATAGACGTTGCATCCCACGGGGGTTCCTCTTGGTCGTGCACCACAGATATTGTCGATGAGGCGTTAAATGAACACCAGCCTCGTCATCTACCGGATGCCAGACACCATCGGCGAGCGCTGCTCGCTGGCCTGCCACGTGCTGTCGGTGAACGGCACCTTCATCAAGGAAACCCACAGCTACGGCGAGCAGCCGCCTGCCGACCTGCTCGCCATGGCGAGCAACCTGTCTCACGCCCTGATGGTGCCGATTGAGTTACGGGACACGCGCCCCAAGCCGTCGCCGCGCATCGTCGGGGCAGGGCTCAGGCTGGTGGTGTGATCGGTGCGGGCAGGGCTGTTGCGACCCTGCCCGCTTTTCCACCCGGCGAACCAGAAGAGCATCCGAAAACCGGGCGAAATAGAACCGGGGCGGGGGAGGGGGAAAGGATGACGCCCCCTGCCCCGCACCCGGCTACATTCCCGGCCCCACTGACGAGTGCCGCCGGGAAGACGAGGTTTCGCCACGTGGCGAAACCGAAGCTCACTTCCGCCAGCGCACGCTGATGCGGCACTGATCTAGGTCGGGCCGCTCTTTGCTGGTGGTGATGAGCGTGTTGCAAAGCTCGCCGATGGTCTGCGAGCCCCGCCATGGGGCTTCCAGCTTGCCCGCCAGCCAGCCATCGGGGCTGATCAGCGAGGCGCTGACGATGTAGACCGGCACCTGCTGGGATGTGCTGGCGTCCGAGGCCGCAGGGTCTGGCGCTGGTGCGTCAGGCGGTGGCGGCACCGGGGTGATGTTTTCGAGGTCGATCAAGGTTTCCTGTTTCATCCCGGACCTGCTGTCGCTGTGACTGATTTGGTGGTGGCGATCACCGTGGTGGGTGCCGCGTTCTCTGCCGCGCCCGTGTTGCGCAGCGTCAGGTTGAGCGCGGCAATCACCGTGATCTGGAACACGCCCGCCGTGGCGACGGTCACGCACATCCCCACGGCGAGCCCCGTGGTCGCAGCCACAGGCACGACCACGGTCGCACCCACAGCGGGCTGCGTGAACCCTGCGGTGGTCGTGGTCGGCGTCACGCCCGAGGGGCGCGTAAGCTGCACATCGGTGTCGCAGGCCGCCTGCGCCAGCGCGATGCTGGCATAGGGGCCTGATGTTTTGCGGGTGGTGCGGTATTTCGCGCTGTTGGTGCGGTCAACGAAATACTCGTTGCCGAAGCGCCGGATGCGATGGCCGTATCGGCCACTGTCGAAGAAGGCCGGGATGGCACCATAGTTTCGGATGTAGGCGTGCGAGGTGACGGCCATCAGCTTTCCTTCTCAGCCTCTTCCTGCGCCTTGGCACGGTCGGCCATGGCCTTGATGCGACGCCTGAGTTCCGCCGTGTGATCGACCTGCACTGGCGCTTCCTCCCGCTGCACGGTGGTGATCGTCGCCTTGGGGCCATAGCGCATCGGGTCGGTCTTCTCGGTGTAGATTTTCCCGGCGGTGACCCGCGTGCTGGCGTCCCATGTCCCAGCTTTGCCGTCTTCAAGGATGCCGTCAACCAGCAATTCGGTCTGAATGGTCTTCGCCTTGCGATATTTCAGGTTGAACGCGGGTTCCTGTTCCATCCACAGGAGGAAGGTTCCGGGCAGGGGGTAGTCGCGATTGTTCGAACACAGCGCGTTCAGCGTCTCGCCGTTCATGACCCGCAGGATGATCGCATCGGCCAGATCGGGGTCGAAGTCGAGCGGCCTGCGCAGGTAGTCGTCTTCGGCCCAGCGCGGCTGGTAGACGGTCACTTGTGGGACGGGGCGGGGCATAATTCAGGGGGGAACTTAACGCCCTTCCGGGGGGCAGGCAACTGGATGAGCGTTATATTCTTGACGCTACGACGATGGGTCAAAAAGGGGCAAAAAACTGCACGCCAGAAAAAACCAATAGAAAACCAATAGGCGCTAAGTGCTTATAAAAGCTCGCGTATACGTGAACACTATTAGATTTTTACGCTTTTGCTCGCGCGCGATTTTTGCAAATGAGGGTTCACGCGTACGCGATTAAAATAAGAGATAATAGGGCTTGTGCAGCCACCCCGGATATGCGACAAGGTTGGATCGGCCCAACCAGCCGACCCGACCAACCAACCACGAAAGACCAACCATGAACCCCATCGAAACCGCCGTCGCCCCCTTGAAGGCCGACGCTATCGCCCGCGCCGAAACCGAGGCTCAGGCGGCCATCGCCCGTGCCCATGCCAAGCTCGCCGAGTTTGGCTGGGACGTTGACAAGGCCGCGCCCCGCCCGAACGGCAACATGGGCCGCGCCCAGTACAAGACCATGATGGCCCGCCACAACTGGCTGCTCAGCCTGACCGACCACACCAAGTCGTACCACCGCCACGGTGAGCCGCATATCCGCGCGGCGTCCCCGGAACGCGAAGCCCGCTACATCGTCGCTGCCCGCGAGCAGGCCGCCGCTCAGTACGACCTCTTCGTCATGAAGCTGGTGCGCAAGGTCGGCGATTGCCTGACCGCCACGCTCACCGGCTCGCACGTCTGGGGCCACAGCATCCTCACCGTTGGCAAGGCCGATGGCACCACCGAGCGCTGGAAGACCCAGCAGATTGTCAACCAGTCGGTGCTGGGGACGATCTTCAACCAGTGGCCGAGCCGGAAGGTCAAGTGATGGCCCACCCCGCCGACCGCTTCATCAAGGCGACCGATGCCCCACGGGGCATCGTTCGTGCCTGCACGCTGTGCAGGTTCTCGGACCTCGTCCTGAAGCCCCGCCCCGGCACCGCCGGGCGCGGCTGGGGGATGCGCGAGGGCAACAAGCAGCGCGGTCGCCTGATCGCGCACATCAAGACCGCTCACCCGGAGGTGCTGGCATGACCGCCACCCTCCGCGACGTGAAGAAGGCCGCCGCCCTGATCGGGGCGACGGTCGTGGACGACAAGGCGTATGGCACCCACGAATGCACCGTCGAAGCGCCGCACCGCTATCGATGGGCCGATGGCCTGCACATGTTCGTAGACTGCACCAACCAGCCGTGGAAGCCCGACTACCAAGACCTGCTTGACCGTATGAGCTACGGCATTGAACCCTGCACCGACCCCGAGTGCGACTGGTGCAACAGCGACGAGGAC